AACAATATCTTAAAGATCATTTTAGACATGAAATGAAAACCGTTTCTTTCCTTTTATATCATGGCCACGGTTTTGATCAAGCACCATATGAGACAATTAATAAAGATGAATATGATGCAATGGTTAGTAAAACAATACCAATTACATCTGTTGAGATAAAAGAAGACGACATGGAACTACAAGATTGTGCGACAGGAGCGTGCCCAATCAAGTAAAGATACAGATGACTCCCTAACGTCAAGTTACGCCTTGAGCATCTTAGATTAGGTTATACTGGAGTTAAACCCCTAATCACTAATCCGGACATTTGTTCGGATTTTTTATTTAATACCATTTTATCATTCATTATATTTATTTGTATGGCTACATCATATGGCGTTGATTTCCCATTTAGGGATAGTTTAATGGGTGATTATGTTAGAATGACCAGAACTCAAGACGAAGAGGTTAGGGCCAATCTAATACATTTATTATTAACCAAGAAAGGTACTAGATATTTTTTACCTGACTTTGGAACTAGATTATATGAATATATTTTTGATCAAAATGACGTCGTTACATTTTCACACATTGAAGATGAAATTAGGGACTCAGTAAAAAAGTATATCCCTAAGTTAGACATTAACTCAATAAAGGTTGTTAATGCTGAAGAAGATCCTGAGACAGGAACAAGTATTAGCGAAGACGAGGACACAAGATTATTTAGAGCATCTAGCGCATCAACTAAACCATATACGGCTAAAGTTAGAATAGATTATACAGTTAATAATGGGACATTTGGAACTAGCGATTTTGTAATTATCAATATATAAAATGAGTAAAAAAATATCATACACCAACAGGGACTTTGCAGGAATAAGAGAAGAGTTAGTTAATCTAACAAAAGATTATTATCCTGAGATTATTCAAAATACTAATGACGCTTCAATTTTTTCTGTATCGTTAGATTTGAATGCCGCTGTTGCGGATAACTTACATTATCATATTGATAGAGTATGGCAAGAAACAATGTTAGATTTTGCTCAACAGAGACAATCTTTATTTCATATTGCTAAAACATACGGAATTAGAGTTCCTGGTTTAAGACCATCAGTAGCGTTATGTGATTTCAGTATTAATGTTCCGGTTAGAGGTGATAAAGATGATGATAGATACGAAGGTATATTAAGATCGGGTGCACAAGTTTCTGGCGGTGGGCAAGTATTTGAAACAATTGAAGATATTGACTTTTCTAACCCATTTAACAATAGAGGAGAACCAAATAGATTAAAAATACCAAATTTTGACGCAAATAATAAACTTCTTTCATATACAATTACAAAAAGAGAAGCGGTAGTTAACGGAGTTACAAGAATCTTTAGAAGATCTGTTTCAACTAGAGACCAGAAGCCGTTCTTAAAATTTTATTTACCAGAAAAAAATATACTAGGTATTACCTCTGTTATCCATAAAGAAGGTACATCATTTGGTGCAAACCCTAATGCTAGTGAATTTATAAATTCTGATAACAAGTGGTATGAAGTAAAATCATTAGTTCAAGATAAAGTTTTTATTAAAGACCCAACATCAGTTTCAGATAGAAAAAACTTTAGTGCTGGAACATACCTTAAAGTTTCAAATAAATTTATTTCAGAATATACACCCGAAGGATATTTGTCAATGACATTTGGTTCAGGTAATGTTGATCCATTAGATAATTTAGATAACTATGTTACTGGAAATTTAAAAGTTACTTTAGGAACGTACTTAAACAACCTTTCATTAGGTAATATACCTAAGTCAAACACAACCCTTTTTGTCAAATATAGAGTTGGTGGTGGTAAGTCAACTAATTTAGGTATTGGCATTATAAACACAGTTGAGAATGTTGAATTTATTCTAACTGGACCACAATCAACAGTTAATAACCAGGTTCAACAATCATTACAAGTTACAAATATAACCCCAGCGGTTGGCGGCGCAGATCAACCAACTATAGAAGAATTAAGAAACATGATTGCGTATAATTTTTCTGCTCAAAACAGAGCGGTAACATTAAACGATTATAAATCATTAATTGAAAACATGCCATCAACCTACGGTGCGCCAGCAAAGGTTAATGTAATGGAAGAAGACAATAAAGTCAGAATCAAACTTCTTTCATACGACGAGAGCGGTAACTTAATTGATACAGTTTCTAATACACTAAGAACCAATATATTGAATTATCTATCAGAATTTAGAATGATTAATGATTACCTAGATATTGTTAGTGGTGAGGTTATTGATTTAGGTTTAGAAGTTGATTTAATTGTGGACAAGAATCAAAACCAATCAGAAATTGTAAAAGATTCAGTTAGCACCATTACCGACTATTTTTTAGTTGAAAAAAGAAAGATGGGTGATCCACTTTTCGTTGGTGAATTAAAAAAAGCGATAACAGATGTATCTGGAATAGTTCAAGTTGTAGATGTAAGAGTTTTTGGTAAGACAGGTGGTGAATATTCAACATCTGAAGTTGCACAACAATACAAAAACACCGCGACAAAGGAGATACTTCAGAGCGATATGACTGTATATATGAAAGCCAATCAAATCTTTCAAATAAGATTCCCAAATAAAGATATCAAAATAAGAGTTAAAACTCTGGGTTCCACTACATACTAAGATAATTTTTGTGTATATTCTCCTTTAGAAATTCGGCGAGTTTCTATTTATATTAGTATGAACCAAAAACATAGAATTTTAACAAATATTGGTAAAGACAAGACCGTAACGGTAAATCTAGAACAGAAATTCGATTTATTAGAGATATTATCGTTAAAATTCACACAATATGATGTTTATACCTCATTGTGTGCTGATTATGGTGTTGTTTGTGGTAGAGTTTCAGTAAACAACGGTTTTGGTGTTCCAAATGCTAGGGTTTCTATTTTTATCCCACTAAAACAGGAGGATGAAGATGATCCAGTAATATCCGCATTATATCCTTTTAAAAGCACACAAGACAAGAATGATAGTGGTTATAGGTATAATTTATTACCATCTAGAAAGCAACATGGTGGACACGAGCCAACCGGTACATTCCCAGATCAAAAAGATATTTTAACTAGGGAAGAATACTTAGAAGTGTATGAAAAATACTACAAATACACTGTAAAAACAAATAGTTCTGGAGATTTCATGATTTGGGGGGTTCCATTAGGTGAACAAACAATACACGTTGACGTTGACTTATCTGACATGGGATGTTTCTCACTTAGGCCATATGATTTTATTAGAAATGGGTTCGGTGTTGATAGTTTTAAAAACACACACTCATTTAAGTCCAGCCAAGACATAGATTCACTTCCACAAATTGTTTCATTCGATAAAACAATTGACGTTGTTCCGTTTTGGGGTAACATCGATTTATGTGAATTAGGTATAACAAGAACGGATTTCGATTTATCAAATCAGGGAGTCAAAGTTGAACCAAAAGCATTTTTAATTGGCGGAACATATACCGACACATCTAAAAATTCGATTAACAAAAATTGTCAACCAAGAAGAAAGATGGGTAGGAAGTGTGATTTAACAACAAGCACCGGAACTATCGAGGCGATTAGATTTACCACAGAAAAAGATGTTGACAGTAGACCCGTTTTAGAAGAATACGATTTAAATGAAGATATTCCAGAAGACGGTGGATTTGTTTTTTCTGTACCCATGAACATGGATTATGTTTTTACAAACGAATTTGGAGAAAACGAAATAACAAATGATTCAAACAAAGGGATACCAACATCCGCTTGTTATCGTTTTAGATTCAACCTAGGTGATGAAGGAAAAGAAAGAACAAGAAAAGTTGCATCATATATAGTACCAAACATTAGAGAATATTCAACACAAATAGATCAATCATACACATTTTCAACTAATTGGAAGGAGTATCCAACTTTAGCGGTTTCATCAGATTCAAATCGAGGGATATTATATAATGATTTTGGTCAATACTACCCTAGAGATTATTTTTACAGGTTAACGTACGGTAAAGTTTACACAGTATCATCTTTTCAAAATTCTTATTTTAAAGGCAACACTTTTAGTAATGACAGATATGTCGGGATAAAAGAAATTGTTCCTTCTGAAGAAGAAGATTGTTCAGACAATGTCGTAACCCCACCAGTTAATTTTGGGATAAGAAATTTTACATTTTCATTATTAATTGCAGATGTGCTTTTATTTTTTGAACATTTAATCAATCTAGTAACATTAACGCTATTCAATACATTGGCAATTGTTTTTCATGATTTTGCTGACGCTGTTGATTTTAGACCAATTAGATTTTTAGCCAGATCTGTTAGAAAGTTTGCATACACATTACAATCGGCAGGACAAAGGCAATTATATTTAATAACTTACCCTGAATGCGAAGAATGTAATGGTGAAAATGATTATGGTACATCTATTGCCGGCTCTAGTTCTAAAGATTATTGTGTGGTTGGACAAGGACAAATACAAGGTTCAATAAGTGGTACAGAGAGGGTTGATTATAACTCTGCTTCAATATACCCGGGAACATCAAATTATTCTTGGAGCGGTGCTGTACATAATTTAGGAACAATGCATCCAGAGGTTAGAGTTTATATTGATAATGGTTTAGGTGGTTACACTCAATTAATTGATTATAACTATACCGACCCAGGAACGGTACCTAGTAATTCGTTTTACAAAACAGGTATTACAACTAATTCAATGGATATTGTTTTTACGTTTGTTGACCCACAAGTTGGTTATGTTGAATTTAGTAGTGATGATAGTTCTAACTTACTGCTTAATATAACAAATTATACACAACAACCATGTACCGGAGGAACGTCTACGGCGATTATTAATAACGCTGATTTTATTAGTAGACAAAACGATTATGGTTTAATTGTGTCAGGATCTACTAGTGCAGTTATAGAATTGGATGGTACAGATAATTTAATATCAACAGACGGCACATCGTTGTTTCTAAAAGATTCAACAAACTCATTTTCCGAAAACACTTTATATACAGTTTTTATTGTTGACCTAAACTCGGTACCGCCAAGCATTGATACATTATTAGAAAGCGGCTGCCAACTATATGATACACCATATGACGAAGGTATTGTCAGATATTATTATATTGGTTCAGGAAGGACAGTATCATATGTGTACCAACCAGACATCACGTCTACAAATATTTCAAATAGGAATGAACCTTTAGTAAAAGAATATAGAGGAACAAATTTTACATCAATAACACCTAGTGGCGAAAGTGAATTTAGTAATGGTGTCTTTTATTTTATTCCCGCCACCCAGGATAACATTCAACTTTATGAATACCTAAAAGAATATAGAAGAAGAAAAAGAGTTAGTAAATTGTTTTGTGGGGGAATTGTAAATTATTCATTTATTGATAACTGGTTATCTGGTTCTCTATATTTTTTCCAATTCAAAGGAAGAAAAGGAAAGTATTGTGAAGATGTGATAAGATATGTTGGACCACAAGACAAGTATTATTATAGGTCAGCAATTTATACCAATGAGAGTAATTGGGGGGTATCTAAAGGAATTTATGGTAGAACATTAGGAAGACCAACAACATTAGTTGATTTAGGTCCTAGAGATGAATTTATAAAAGAAATATGTGTTGACTCAACATTAGATCCAAACTGTTCAGTGTCTAGATCAATTGGGCCAACATCATTTCAATCATTCGGAGAATTATTAGGTTTAGCAATAAACTATAGAATGGATGTGAGTAACAATACCTTTGACATAAAAGATTTTTTCGATAACACTGGCTTTAAGTTTACAAACAAGGTTTTTGATGGTGATATTACACAATTGATTTCAATAAATAATGAAGCAGGTATTCAAGAATTTGATTTACAAAGTCCAAAATATCTTGGCTACTCATACCAGGTATTAGACCCAGATATATATCCACAAGTATTCAAACCAAATGGATATTGGGGAGCGTTACCCGTTACGTTTGAATTCGATGAAGACGGTGAAAGAGTTAGAGCGTGCTTAAATGAACCAACGCATTTAGCAAATGACGGAGTTACATATATTCAAGGAAGATTAACGGAATCTTCACAAAAGGTTCCATTCTTTCTTTGGGATAAAAAAGGGACTGGTTTTGGTGGGACAAATGAAGCCACCTCAGATAATCAATCTTGGGATTACACACAAGTTCAGGTACAACCATTACAAGGTATGACATATGCATATAATTTAAACAATAGTTCAGACGATTCATCCGATAGGTATTTGTTATTACCTATGACATATGATTTTAGTGGATTAACAGTTAATACTGGTAACGCAACTAATGATGTTGAATTTGATGCTGTAATTGATGGTAACATATTCCCTGTTGGTTATCATGATTATGATAGCGAATATCCAGGATTTACTGTTTTAGCAGTAACAAGTGGTAGTACAGTTAGCCCAATTACTGGCACGCTGTATACAAGATATAGTCACGCCGGAACTTGGAATTCACAACCATGGGACTACACGGATGATTTTATAATTAGAAAGACACAAGATTATTATAGCGGAACAAAACAAATTTTGTCAACACCGTTCATGTTCTATTTTGGATTGAAAGCAGGTAAAACCGGGCTTGATAAATTTGTACAAATGTTTGGTCCAAAAGGAGCATTCCCATCAGCAGAATAATGGAAAAGAAACAAATCATATTACCAAATAAAGAGTACGCAAAGGCACCAGAAAAAGACATACAAACCAAAATAGGTTTAGAATCTTCAGAAGAGTTATTACGTGAAGGTGATCGTAACATACTTTTAGATATTGATCAATTATATAATGATGAAAGAAATGAAAGTAAAAAATATAAGATTTATGGAAAATTAAAAATGATTTTCAGAAACTTATATTCAGGATCAACTGGTTATAGTGATCTTACAAAAACATTATACTTAAATGGTGATGGTGCATCAGGAGATAATCAAGGATTTTTACCTTATAATGAATTCGCTTTTCTTAGACGCGACTTACAACGCGAAGTAATATCGGTACCAACAGTTAGCACAGGATCAACTATGGGTACCTACGATTCGTCTGGAGTAAGTACGATCGGAACCGGTGGACACATAGACATATCAATAATGGAAGCACCATATTTTAATTGGAATTTTTATTTATCATATGTACATGATAGTGATCCAGAACATTATATTGCATACACACTAACAGGAGGAACACAAACACCAGTTGGAACAAAGGCAAAACATGGAATCCCAACTAGGGTCTCAGATGAGGGCACATATTACAAGTTAACAACACCAGTTCCGCATGGAATTAGCGAAAATGAATTTATTCTTATAAGTGGCGCATCACAATATAATACAACGGCTTATTCAATAATGAGAGTTGGAGATGAAATATATGATTCAGAAAAATACGTATTAAATATTAATAAAACTGAACTTAGTGGTAGAACATTAAATGGTGTTGTATTAATTAAAAGATGTTTAGATAAAGAAGATGTTACAGGTACCACTTGTTCATACTATGTTCATAAACATAAAACATTAACTGAAGTTGATGCTTATATTATGGATAAGGCGGGTTTTGAGAGTCCAATATTTGAAGATGAAAAAAAATTATTATTTGAAAATAGTGTTGGTGAAAATGATGTTTTAGTTGAAAGAAACAGAATGGAATCTGTGATATTTGATTTTAGGGAACCATTTGTTTTAACCGGAATAACAAACAACTTGGATTACACACCAAACGAGATTTATTTAACAACAATTTTTAGAAATGGTTCTGGTTATTTTGAATACCCACCAAAAGTTGGTTATAAATTTCACCTACATAATTCTTGGGTAGATAATCATTATAGCGGAACTACTGCTAATGAAACAACTATTAGCGGAACCTCTTGGAATGTAAGTGGAATTACATTTACTAGTGGAAACACCCTACCAACAGGAACAGTATTAACAGGCGCGTTCGTTGAATACGATCACGTTAACATGAAAGAAAGGGTTATTAGTGAAGCGTTACATAAGATAACTAACCCAGTTAATATTTTTGATTTTAATCAAAACGATTCTGCTTATTATACGAATGTTAATACCTCAAATAAATTAGGATTATATTATCAACCACATTATAAAATAAAGTTAAGACAAGAATCGCCTTACATTGAAAGTTCAGATACTAAAAATATTTATAATCTCCCAGACAATGCTGAATTTTACGAAAAAACAAAAACATGGAGATGGAGAGATATATATGATCACGGTTATGTTGATGATCTTGGATTTGGAACTGATTTTCCATTTGTAAATGGTCAACATTATGTGATGTCAGATATTAATTTTTATTTAAGAAATGAATATGCATTTTTAAATAAATCAGACGGAATAAGGGAATTTGGAAAGAAAAACACAAATTGCTAATGAAAATATTAACAACAACATCTGATATCAATTTAAACATTTCTGGCGAACAAGATTTTAAAACAAATCTTGGGTGGCATGAGAATTTTCAAGAGTTTGAAGACAAGGCACTTAGAACAATCATAAATCCTGTTGATAATTATGAAACAACAAGATACATACATGAACCATATACGGGTATTACTTCTGGAATTTCCCAATGTGATATTTGGTTTTATTTTTATTTTTTAGATGAAGTTGGTAGTTACATTAAAGGTCTTGACTATAACCTAGTTGGTTTATCTCCAAAAGAGAACGCATTAATGTTAAAACAAACGGTAAAAAGTTTTTTTAGGTTAGAATTTTTCACAACACCGTTTAGAGAAAATCAAAAATTGATATACGCTAAAACTTTATCATTACCATTAGGTCAAAAAGTTTTTTTAAGTGATTTGAATGATTTTATTCGTGTACCAGTTTTTACTGGTAACAATTATAGTAACACAGAAAATATGTATTTTTTCTGGTTTCAAGATAGTAGCGTATACAGTGGTACAACTTTCTATATGAGTGCTAGGTTTTTTAATGCGGAAGACGGTTCAGTAATTCCTTTTGTAAATAAAGATGTGTCGGCGACTTCATTTATCGATAAAAATGATCTATATTATCAAATCACGATAGACCAAACAAATCATTCATATATTGTTAAACAATACAACGGTTCTGTTGGTAGCAGGAAGGGTTTTAAGAATACACCCATAAACTTTTATGAAATCAGAACATAATGAGAACTAAGAAATTTGAAATATTACGTGAAAATATTGTTAGTGGCTCATTAGTGTCATTGAATAGTCAGAATTGGTATGATAGAGACGGTTCTCTAGTTCCTTGGTCCGGGAGCGTATATATTGGTCCAAACCAAGGTGATGTTATCTATAACACAAATACCGGTAGTTTTTCGGAAGGTTATTATAAATGGAGCGGAACAACTTGGTCTAATATAACTAAACCACAAGCGTATGGTGATAATCAATTACCGTTATTTTTAGAGGTTGATTTAGACGAAATGGGTGTTATGGTGGAATTTGATGGAGAAATTGAACAAGTTGAACAACTATGTAATTTTACTTATGCTGGATCAAGCAACACAATCACGGTTTATAACACAGGGAGTACAAATAGATTAAAAAAACTTGTCGACGCCAACTTCACGGTTGATTGGGGCGACGGATCAATATCTGGCGTTACTTTATTATCAAATGTTTCACACACCTACACCACAACCGGAGAAAAAATAATTAAACTTACTATGGATAGTCCATGGTCGGTTGAAAATGTTCAAAAAATTGTTCATATTCCTTTAACTTCTGGTTATACCGGATCAAACCCATTAGGTACACTAACATTTAACGTTCCATATACATCTATAACTGGTGTAACACAAGATTACGTTAACGATTATGACAGCAATACGACCGGATACACCGGCACAACAATGTTTACAGCAATTGGCACAAGTAGAGTTGATGAATTAAGATTATACGGTTCAACAAACACTTATTCAGGTGTAACTACGGGTACAACCACCATGGATGGTGAAACTTACACATATAGTGGATACACATTGGATAACCTGTCTTATCTGGATTTATCCGATGGAACCACATTAATTACAGGTAACACATCAAATTATGACCCTGAATTTGTAATCAACACGATGCTTACCAGAAATGAACATTTTCTAGGTTTTATCACCGATCCTATAATATATTCTGATGTTTTTGTTGAGAGAGGCAAACAAGGTGTAACCGAATATAATTTACGACTTGGCGAAATTGACAATCTTGGTGAATTAGATGTGTACGGAAATGGGTATTTTAAAGTTAGAAAACAATAAAAATTATATTTATCATTAAAAGACATGGCAGTAGGTTCATACGGAATAATTAGACCAGCAGACGTTTCACCAGAAGATGTTGAAATACTGTACCACTATGTGGAAAATAGGTCAACAGATTCCACTCCAATATTAAAAAAGTTAACTTCTACAGATATTTTAACGCCAGTATTTCACAATAGCAATACCGGAGGTTTAAATGGTACTGAAATATTGGGAGGAATGTACAATTTAAAGTTGTTAGCGGAAGATTTTACGGATTTGGGCGTATATACGTTACACATTCGTCCAAAACAAATCAGAGCAACAATTACTGATTGTGGGATTTTGGCAGCATTACCTTCTGTTAGGGGGTTAGTTATTGACTTAAATGACGTGGCACCTGATGATAGAAACAAATTTATACCACAAGGACTTGTTGGTTACAGAATTGAATATATTGACGATAATAACAGAAAAGTACCTAATTTCTATAGATTAGTTACATCGTCTTTTTATTGTGAACCAATAACATCTAACTTATCAAATTCTTCACAGAAGTCAATTAGGTATAGATATACTGATACAACGACTAACTTGGTGTTTTTAACATTAACCCCGTCATCTGCACCTTCAAATAGACCAAATAGCATACCTTTTATCGGTAAACCGACACAAGCAATTATTTTAACGAATACATTTTTCAATCCAACAACAGTTGAAATAGAAATGGTTGAACATGATGCATCAACTCTTGCTCACGCATTATATGGTAATCAAACTAAAGCGCTTTCTAGTGGTATATACACTGTTTATGGTGACAATAATAATATTTACAAACAATTCAACCTTTACGAAGTTAAAGACGAATTTAATGAGACATTATATGAGGTTCGCGAAGAAAGAACTAATATAGATGAGACCTTAAACTTTGATGATATCACACAATAATGGCAAAAAGGAAAGTACCAAGTCAGGCGGCATCGGGGAATGAAACGTTTTCAGATAGTTTAATCGGAAGTCAAATTACCGATGGAACTAGTCAACTGACTAATAGTGTATTTGCCGTTGATAAAGTGATCCCACAAAAAGATGCTAAGTCATTTAAGACAGCGCCTTTTTCTAATTTTTTAACTTTAGATGATTTAAAAATTGAAACAGATTCTCCAACTACCGTAACTCAATCTACAGGAGAAAAAAGACCAATTAAGTTTAATGATTCTAAAAACGATGCTAGTAAATCTTTATTTGGTTCTTTAAGAGAAAGATTTGCTATTTCCACTGGTAGAATTATAAAAAATTTCCCAGCGGTTTTCATGGTTGACCCAACGTCACCAATCGCATCCTCAATATATTCTGCAGAAAATATTTCATATGACGTTTTAACAGATAGAACAACTTTTACGCTACAAACGTCTATTATTTATAATCCATTAGATATTTTATTTATTGCTCCCGTAGTAAATAAAGAAAATGACACGGATAACCAAATAAGAAAATTTTATTCTTCTTATAAAAAATATGTTTTAGATGTAAATGACAAAACATATCAAATTGTTTCATACAGTGAACCGGATGCTAATAACCAAATAACATTAAAAGTTACAGGTAAACCATTCACTACAACAACATACACGGGTTCATACATTGTTAGACCTAATAATGGTGTTGTTGAGGAATTTTATATAGGATTAGATGATTTAGAACAAACACTATTAAATAGAGAAACATATCCAAAATATAAAGCAGGTTTTCAGGTCCCTAAAGACACTTTAGGTGGTGGAAAAACTGAAATTGTTACAGAATATGCTATATGGCCAATATCTAAAGACGGTTGGAATATAAAAATAGTTGGTGTTGATTTTGAATCATATATTGATACTGTTAATTCGTTGGCAATTGAAATTGATGATTATAAATCTAATTTAATTGTTAGATTCTTAACCGCACCACAACTTTTTGAATTTGATACAGAAGATCAGAAGACGAACAAAATCTTTCAACTATATGGTCAAAGTTTTGATAGGGTAAAAAAATATATTGACAATATTGCATATATGCGTAATGTAAGTTATGACACAATCAACAACTTACCAGATGTTTTTTTAAAAAACCTAGCAAATACATTAGGTCTAAATACGGTTAATTTATTCGATCAAAAAACACTAGAAGAACAATTATATAATTTAGGTGGACAAACATACCAAGGTGTGCCAATAGGTAAAACTTTGGTTGACGCAGAAATTGAGTTCTATAGAAGAATTTTAGTAAACCTTGCTCACATATACAAATCAAAAGGAACTAGAAGTAGTTTAGAGTTTTTCTTAAAATTCATCGGCGCACCAGATCCAATGATTAAAGTTGACGAGTTTGTTTATAATGTTACATCAAGTTTACCAACTGGTAGAATTGAAAGTGACATTAATGAAGTTATACAAGGTGGTAAAATCACAAAAACATTATCATTTAATCCTGACACATTTAAATACGATATTAATGAACTTGTTGGTGATGATGCTTTTAACGAAAGAACAGATTTCCCGGTTGATGAAGCAACAGGTTTACCCTCCGCCCCAACAACAAACCAAGATAACATATTTTTCCAAATGGGTGCCGGATGGTATGAACAAACATTAGATCATAGAGCGCACGATATATTGGATACTCAAAATTCAATTACAAGTGGGAGAACAAAAACATTAGTAACAAAATCAAAATCATTCACATATGGTGAAGATTATTATGACATATACAGAACTATTCCTGGTCTTGATTATGGTTATGATTTAAGAAATGCCATTGATAATGTTAAAGGACAAGTTGTTGATGATTTAGACACCGCAAGATTAGTATTAAATAGAAAAAATATAAATGTATTTGTGTCAACAGCAAAAGCCGTTGATTATGATATTTGGAAAAAATCACAAAACTTAGAATTAACATTTGGAACACTACCAATACAAACAGGTGTTACATACGCACAATTTACTCAAGACCTATTAAGTGAACAAATAAAAAATTCTCATACAATAAAATACAAGAAAAATTATATTGTATTAGAGGAAATTTTTAGAGAATATTATTCACACCCAGGATTTACATCATATGATTTCATTGATGTGTACAACTTTGTTGATGTGATGAGTCCGTATTGGACAAACATATTAGATCAGATAATTCCAGCAACAACGTTATGGTTAGGTGGTAATTTAATTGAAAATAATATTTTAGGTAGACCAAAGTACCCATACAGATTCCCTTGCCAACCAACTGAGTTCGTAGATAATTTATATCCAGATTTTGAAACAACAATTGAAGAGGATTTAGAAACCATTCTAGGCGGTGAAGAAAACTTAAGAGGGTTAATTAAATTTAGTGGAATAACATATTCTTTAGTTATTGATATTGACGGTATTGAATATACCGGAACAACAACTGTTGATTTGTTTGGTGATACTTTATTTGACACATTTACTCCTGGCGCAACATGTACTGATCTAACAACATCATCAACATATGTACCATTAATATGTGAATATAAAGATTGGATAAATCCAGACATAACAGCAATAAAAACCCAATGGAAAAACGCATTAGCCGATTTGGTTGATGAGATTAACACAACATACACTGGATATACTGAAGGTTGTATTCCAACATATGAACCATATAGTGCTGTAACATCTGGTTCAACATGCACCGGATACACACCAATGATTTCTTATGAAATTTTTACCGATGTTGATGGAATTGAAAAAATTAAATTTTACTCTTATAAAAACGGTTACAGTGATTGCACAATAAAAGATTATATTGACTTCTTTTTCTTGGCTGATTATATCTACACGCCACCAACGTGTGAATTAGAAGTACACGTAACAGCACCATGTGATGTTTTTGAATCAGGAGAAGAAATTTGTAAATTAAAAAGTGATGTTTATATTAACATAAGCGGGGCAACAGGAAACGAAGATGATATCTGGGGAGTGAACATTTTCTATGATTGTGATGAAAATTACAATGACGGAATAAGTCCAATAGAAATTCAAAGATCTATTTCTGATCCATGTGTTTTTATAATTAAAGATGTGTACGAAGATGGGGATATCAACAATAACCCGATCGACTTAATCATAACCGATGCCGCAAACTGCGAACAAAAGTTAAAAATTGAGGGTTTAGATATAAAAATTGAACATGACCCATACCCATTGTCAACATCTGGTCGTAGCCACACACAATTATTTGAAATTTCGTCAATAGATGGTTCCGGAAATGTTGTTTCCGTAATATCTGGTGTAACATATTGTGATAACTACACAGGATTTACTATTACGCCAAAAATACAATATCGACCAACCTTTGATTACGGCATAAAGAAAGGAACTTTTGTGCTAAAAGCCACTGGAAATACTATCAACGTTAATACATGGTTAGATGTTCAAGCCGCAATATCGTCTGGAGCAATTAATGAAACATTAATTGAAAATGTAAATAATGGTGATCATTTGTTGTCTGCGGAATTTTTAGATTGTCCATTCCCTACAACAGATTTTAGAAATGTCCCAATAAGTGGTTACTCTTTTGGGTTTGATTATAAATTAATTGAAATTACAAATATTGATTGCTTAGGTTCAATTAAAAAACATTTAATCAATAATGAGTTTGAAGTTTTACCGACAACAGAATTAAGAGTTTACAGAGATGGTAAATTTATTAGTGAATTCCCAGAGAATTTAATTATTAAACCAGAACCACCAATGGAACCTTGTTGCGATGTTGATGAGTCATATTTTAAACAACATGGTGATTATCTTTTAAATCAAATAGGATTTCCAATCGAAGTTGAAACAGTTGATTTAGATTACTGTTCTAGAAGTATATTTTACCATATAAATTTTGATGGATCTGGCGACGTTGTTTTATTTAACGGAAATACTAATTCTCAATTATTATTATCGTTTACGCAAAATAAATTTAAAAACCTAGATTTTAATTTAGAACAATATCATTCATTTGGACCATGTATAAATGATTATAATCCTAGAATACATTCTGGTGGTGTATGTAACAACACGCCAGTTGTCACTTGCGGTACACACCATAGCAATGCCACACCTACACCGACGCCAACTATCACACCAACAATAACGCCAACCTTTACTATTACACCTACCCAATCTATTACACCAACCGAAACATTAACGCCAACGTTAACTGTTACTCAATCTATAACACCAACACTTACTATTACACCTACCCAATCTATAACACCAACACTTACTATTACACCTACCCAATCTATAACACCGACACTTACTATTACTCCAACACAATCTATTACACCAACCGAAACATTAACACCAACGCTAACATTAACACCTACATTTACAATAACCCCAACGCAATCTATAACACCGACACTTACTATTACTCCAACACAATCTATAACACCAACACTTACTGTTACCCCAACTGAAACACTAACACCGACACTTACTATAACACCAACACTTACTATTACACCTACTCAATCTATAACCCCAACATACACTATAACTCCAACATATAGTATAACACCAACTATTACCCCAACATTAACCATAACGCCAACATATACAATTACACCGACGTATAGCATTACACCAACTATTACTCCAACATTAACCATAACACCAACTGAAACACTAACACCTACATTTACTCCAACAGAAACATTAACACCAACGTTAACGGTTACACAATCTATTACACCGACTCAAACTATTACACCTACATATACAATCACACCAACAATCACACCGACAGAAACGTTAACCCCAACATACACTATAACTCCAACATACACTATAACTCCAACATATAGTATAACCCCAACCATTACACCGACTGAAACATTAACACCAACATATACAATCACATCAACACCAACATCAACCGAGACACCAACACTTACACCAACATTAACACCAACGTTAACTATTACTCAATCTATTACACCAACCGAAACATTAACACCAACATACACAATTACACCAACAATCACACCAACCGAAACATTAACGCCAACATTTACAATTACACCAACATATACTATAACTCCAACATATAGTATCACTCCGACAGTTACACCTACTGTTACTATTACTCAATCTATTACACCAACTCAAACGATAACT